CTTTTTTTGAAATGAACACTCACGAGTCCGGCCACCCATGAAACGAAAGCCGCGACTGCCTGCGCATGCGGCGAAGGTCGCGATCGACACGATGGTCGCCGCGGCGTCACCGCTGCCGGCCTGTCCCGCCTATATCGCGTTGCGCGCCCAGGATGTGCCGTTTTGGGAGGCAATCTTGCGCGCGCGGGCGCGGGACGAGTGGACCGAGAGTGACCTGGCGGTCGGGGCGCAGTTGGCCCGGTGTCGGGCCGACTTCGAGACGGAGTCGAGGCTGCTGGACGGGGAGTCGTCGATACTTACCAGCGACAAGGGCTGGGCGCAGGCGAACCCTCGAATCGGTATTATTGCCGAGCTCGCGCGGCGCGAGACCATGCTGATGCGGTCGCTGCGCATGGCGGGGCCGACGCCGATTCGCGATCTGAACGCCTCGCGCGGCATGCAACGCGCGGCCGAGCGGATGCGCGCGGAAGTCAGCGCCGAAGGATCGGTCGAATCGCTGCTGGCGTAGCGGGCCTGACGCGGGGCGAGAAGGTCTGCACCTTCATCGAGGAATTCTGTCGCGTTCCAGAGGGCGACAAGGTCGGGCAGAAGCTGAAGCTGGCCGACTTCCAGCGCCGCTTCATTCTCGCGATTTACGACAACCCGTACGGCACGCGCGAGGCGTACCTGTCGATCGGGCGCAAGAACGGCAAGACGGGACTGATCGCCGCGATCGCGCTGGCGCACATCGCCGGGCCGGAAGCCAAGCAGAACTCGCAGATCGCCTCCGGTGCGCGCAGCCGCGACCAGGCCGGCAAGGTGTTCAAGCTGGCGCGGCACATGGTTGAGCAGTCGCCGATGCTGCTCGAGCGGGTGCGCATTGTGCCATCCGGCAAGCGGCTGATCGGGCTGTCGAAGAATGTCGAATACGAGGCGCTGTCGGCCGAGGCAAGCACGGCATTCGGCGCGTCGCTGGCGCTGGCGATTCTCGACGAGGTCGGGCAGATCAAGGGGCCGACGGACGAGTTCGTGACCGCGATCACGTCGAGCCAGGGCGCCTACGAAAACCCGCTGCTGATCGCCATCAGCACGCAGGCGCCGACCGACAACGATATGTTTTCGGTCTGGATCGACGCCCAGCGCAGTGCGGCCGACCCGCGCATCGTGTCGCATGTCTACGAGGCGCCGAAGGACTGCGCGCTCGACGACCGGGCGGCGTGGTACGCGGCCAACCCGGCGCTGGGCATCTTCAAGGCCGTGTCGGACATGGAAAGCAAATCCAGCAACGCCATGCGGATGCCGGCGAACGAACCGTCGTTCCGCAATCTCGACCTGAATCAGCGGGTCGAAAAAACGAACCCATTTGTCAGCCGCAGCGTGTGGGAGGAAAACGGCGCGTCGCCTGGCGACCTCGCCGGCCGCACGATTTACGGCGGGCTCGATCTCGCGAGCGTGCATGACCTGGCGGCGTTCGTCGCCGTCGACGAAGAGGGCGGGGTTCATCCCACCTTCTGGCTGCCAGAGCAAGGCTTGGCAGAAAAATCGCGTAAGGAGCATGTCCCTTACGACCTCTGGAAGGCGCAGGGCTACCTGCAGACGTCGCCAGGGCGTGCCGTCGAGTTCGAGTTCATCGCCGAGTTCCTGCGCGGGATTTTCGACCGCTGCGACGTGCAGAAGATCGGCTTCGACCGCGCGCTGATGCGGTTCCTGGTGCCGTGGCTGGAGAAAGCGCAGTTCACCGCCGAGGAACTGGCGAAGTTCGTCGAGTTCGGGCAGGGCACGCTGTCGATGACGCCGGCGCTGCGCGAGCTCGAAGTCAAGTTGTTGAACCGCCAGCTGCGCCACGGCAAGCATCCGGTGCTGGCGATGTGCGCGGCGAACGCGATCACGGTCGGCGACTCCGGCGCGCGCAAGTTCGACAAGGCGCGGGCGCGCGGGCGCATCGACGGGATGACGGCGCTCGCGAACGCGATCGGCGTGATGCCGGTCACGTCCGCGGCGCCGGATTACGCGGTTTACTTCGTCTGACGACGGCGCAGGGCCGCGAGCGCCAGCAGGGCGAGCGCGAACAGCGCCAGCGTGGCGGGCTCGGGCACCGTGGTCGGCGGCGAACTGACCAGGAAGAACGACTCGCCACCGTCGACGGCGCCGGTCCATGACGCGACGAAGCGCACGGTGTCAGTCGGTGCCAGACCGGCCAGGCTGATCACGCCGAGCGACCAGTCGCCGAAGCCGTTGCCGTTTTGAAACACCGGCGCGAGGTTATGCGGCCCGTTGTACACGTACGCCACCACGCCGTTGATGAACACGAAGAACGACTGCAGCACCTCCGAGTTCGCGCTGGTGGTGTTGACGTCGATCGCCACGCTGAACGCGCTGCCGACCACCGCCATGATCTGCGCCACGGTGTAGGGGTTGCCGATCACGCCGTCGCCGAGCGTCCCGGTGATGCTGGTCGAGGACATGTTGTAGGCGGCGATGGCGCCGCTCGACGTGAAGTTGTTGAACCCGAACCCGGCCGGCTGCTGGCACTGCGTCGCCGCGATGATGCACGGCGCCGAGGTCGATTGCGGCCCGAGCGTGTTGCCGTTGAGTGGACCGGACAGCGTCAGCATGAGGACGGCCGACGCGGTGGACGCGAAGCCGAGCAAGGCGCCGGCGAGTAGTGCTGGAAGGAATCGTTTCATTGTCGCCCTTTTTTACAGTTCACCCGGAAGCGCCGGGCCGCAACAACTTGTAAGCAACAACCGCGCGACAGATTCAAGCCCTTGTTTTGCAAAACAGGTTTCGCACTACCAGCGCCCGCGCCCGCGCGCACTGTAAGAAATTCCGCCACTTCACCGGAGAATCCAATGGCAGCGAAGCAAGTCGTCGTCAAGCTCGAACCGTTCCAGGAGGGGAAGTACCCCGGCGTATTCACCGCCACCGTGATGGACCCGGGCCTGAAGCCCGGCTGGCCGGACGTGCCGATCAGCGGCGGCGGCGAAGGCATCTGGGGACCGACCGACCCGCGCCCGACGCCGCCGATCGCGTTGCCGGGCCTGCCGGGATGGGGCGAGCCGCCCGGCGGTGGGAGCGAAACACCGCCCACGGTCGCGACCGTCGTGCCGATGCCGGGCGAACCGAAGCCGAAGCCCGAGGGGTTGCCCGAAGGCTCGGCGAACGTGCTGCTGGTGTTCCCCGGCCAGGGCTACGCCTGCGAGGCGTGGACGCTGCCGTACATCGACCACCGGCCGAAGACGTAGAACCGCGCAGCGGCCCGATTTAGGCCGCTGGCGTCGATTTTTGAAGGGCGCGCTGTCGAGCCGTCGCGCGGTAGATCGTCGACAGCGCGATGCCGGTCTGTTTGGCGGCGCGGTACGCGGTCATGCCGCCGGCGATCAGGCGCAGGGCGCGGTCGACGGCGGCGGATTGTCTAGCGGCCATTGCGGCTCCTTCGCAGTTCGGGCACCCGTAAACGCCAAGCATTTCGGCGTTGAACGAGTGCCCGCAGGGACAGCGCATCAGGCCGGGAGTCGCAGCGCGCGAGGCTCGTGTAGTTCAGCGAGGTCGCGCCGGATCGCGGCGACGTAGCGCGCATCGCCGGGGCTGCGTTCGATGCACTGATTCAGCCGCCCGGCTTCGTAGGCGACGATCATCGCGCCGAGTCGTAGCGCCGCTTCGGTGGCCTCCTGTTCGGTCATGCGGTGGAACGTCGCCTGCCAGTTGAAACTGGTGACGACTGCGAGCGTGCCGACGACCGGGGCAAAGTGACGGCCGAGTTCTTCGCCGGTTGTCGCGTCGGTCAGTACCATCTGCTTGCGACCGCAGCTGTGGACGATGACGTCGCGGTGGAACACGGTGCCCTTGTTGTCCAACGATCCGAGCAGGGTTGCCTTGTCGCCTTTGGTGAACTTGGTCATGGTCGTATTTCGGTGGCAGCGGATTGGCGGGCGGTCATTATCGAATACCGTCAAGCTCGCCGCACTCGGTCGGGTTCGCGCAATGGGTCAGCCCTGTCTCGCGGCAGGGGGCGCAGTATTGCTTCTGCGCTATGGCATCGCACGTCGCGCAAACAGCGTATTCGCGCTCGCTCGGACGTTCGCCCTGCCAAGTGTTTGCGCCCCACGCGCCGCCAAGCGTCTTACCCTTGCAAGCCGTCACAAGGTACGCGCGGTCGTAGGATACGCGCGCAACGCCAAGGTGCCATTGCGAGCGGTCGGTGCTGCCGATGATCCATTTGCGTGTCGTCGTGTCCATGACTGAACTATAGCGCATCATGCGTAATAGTCAACTACCGTTCGTCGGCTGACGCAAGTATTTTCGGCCTGTTGTTTTCCTGTCGTGCCCGTCCGCGGGCATCGGCGCGGGCGTCTCCCCGTTGCATGGCGCCCGCGCCTTCTTTTTGGAGTTCCCCATGTCTGAACTACGGCACGCCGTCGCGCTGCTCGAGCTGAAGTCGTTCGACCGCGACGCGCGCACGTTCGAGGGCATCGCATCGACGCCGGCGGTCGACTTCGGCGGCGATTCGATGGACCCGCACGGCGCCGAGCTCAAGCTGCCGCTGCCGCTGATGTGGCAGCACGGCAAGGGCGCGATCAAAGACCCGGTCGGCTGGATCACGCACGCCACCGCGACGAAGAACGGCCTCACGGTGCGCGGGAACTTCGCCAAGGTCGACGAGCCCGCGAGCCTGCGCGATGACCTCGACCGCGCCTGGTCCCTTGTTAAAAGCGGGCTTGTAAGGGGTCTGTCGATCGGCTGGCGACCGCTGAAGGGCGAGCCGATCAAGGGCAGCGACGCCGTGCGCTGGACCAAGTGGGCGCTGCATGAAGTCTCGGCGGTCGCCATCGGCATGAACCAGGAAGCAACCATCACCGCAATCAAATCCATCGACGCCGCAGCGCGCGCCTCGTCTGGCACTCCTGCGCCGGCGTCGACATCCCGTCCCGGCGCCTCGGGCGAT